AAAAAGATTATACGAAGATCAAAAAAATCAGATTGAACAAGACATGGCTCCATTTGGTTTCATTGTTGATGGGTTAGAAGATAATAGTTTTGTCGATTCTCAAGGTGATCGTTGGTCAAAAGCATCAGTTGGAGACTATGGCGATATGTCTTACATGTGGGATTATAGATAATGGACATAGACGAAGAGTTTGGGCTAGATCATCTACTCTTCAGAGAAAGGAGATGTCGAACTTGTAGCAAGAAAAAAGATTTATTATCAGATTTCTATCTCATTAGAAAGAACAAAAAAGGATTTCCTTCAGCATATTCTTATGAATGTAAAGAATGTACGAAGAAAAGAATAAAAGAGACAAGAAAAAGGAAAGATTCACAGGTTAAATGGGATTATCCCGATTGGTAAATGTTCATGCATTGTTTCCCCTCTGAAAAAACTCCTTTTAATAAATATTTTTAGATTACAAGATTATCAAGGAGAAAGTAAACATGGCGACTCCTCAATTATCTCCTGGCCTTCTGATAAGGGAGGTAGATTTAACAGTCGGGAGAGCTGAGAATATTTTAGATACCACTGGTGCTATCGCAGGTCCTTTTGGATTTGGTCCAGTTGACGAGATCACTCGTATCACTACTGAGCAAGAACTGCTCGATACATTTGGATCACCTTTCAGCACGGACAGACAATACGAATACTGGTTGAGTGCTGCCAACTATCTTGGATATGGCGGTGTCCTCAAAGTTGTCAGAACTGACGACGATGAGCTCAAGAACGCAGCAGCAGGTGTTGGTGCAACTGCTTCATTTACAGCTCCAAAAATTAAAAACAAGGATAACTACGAAGAAAGTCATATTCATGCTTCCTCGTGGTATTTTGCAGGTAAAACACCTGGTCAATATCTGAATGGTCTTAAAGTTTGTGTCATTGATGGTGCGGCTGACCAAATTCTTGGATTTGCTACCGACAGACTTGGTGGTGACGGTGGATTGTTTGGAGAACCCGGTATTGAAGTTGGTACTGCTGTTACCATGACATTAAGTCAGGTTGCAGTTCCTGGTGCTGGAGCAACTTCCGAATTCAACGGATATCTTAAGGGAATCATTACTGGAATCACAACCACTGTTTTCTCAAGCTCAACAAATTTAACCGGAAACACTAACGTTGAAGTTAAGATTGTTTCCCGCGTAGCAACAGGTGAGTCAGCACCTGGACCTGGTTTTGCAACAGAGAGAGCACTTGATTACGCTAAAGGTGATAGCGCAAAGTCTTTCAATGTAACAACTGGAATTCACTTTATTAACTCTGCAGGTGTTGCAACTGGTCGTTATATCGGAGCTGCCGGTACATCTGCAATTGCAGTTTCTGCAGTTGACTGGTATGAGCAACAAAGAGTTGGAACCACCAATTCAAACATCTTCTGGAAAGAAATCGCTCCTAAGCCCGGAACAACTCTGTTTGCTTCCGAGAAAAACTCAAGATTCGACGAAATTCACGTCGCAGTTATTGATGACGCAGGAACAGTAACCGGAACTCAGGGAACCATCCTTGAGAAGTTTGTTGGACTGTCCAAGGCATCTGATGCAACTTCAAACGAGACATCCCCAGACAAGAGCTTCTACAAGACATTCCTTGCAGATCTCTCAGAGTACATCTACGCTGGTGCAAACCTTGGCGATGTTTCTGCAACTGGTGCAGGTCAGTGGGGAGGTTACGCTAAGCAACTCGGATTTACTACAACAACAGGTCCCGTTGCAAATAGATATCTCCTGAAGAGTCATGCATCTGGTTCTTGGAATGTTGCTGCACAAGACAAGACCTTCAACGGAGTTGGACAGATTGCATTCAAACTTGAAAAAGGTGCTGACTATTCCGCACTTGGTGGAATGAAAGCAGATCTTTCTGCAATCAATACTTCATACGGTCTCTTCTCTAACGATGACCAAGATGCTGATATTGACTTCCTGATCATGGGCCCTGGTCTTGACGATAAGACCGAATCCCAAGCAAAGGCAAACAAACTGATCTCTATTGCAAACGCAAGAAAGGACTGTATCGCTGTCATCGGACCCCATAGATCTGATGTTGTTAATGTAACCAATTCGGATACTCAAACAACTAACGTACTTGAGTTCTTCGCACCAATTGCGTCTTCTTCTTATGCAGTCTTTGATAGTGGTTACAAGTATCAGTACGACAGATTTAATAATGAGTTCCGTTATGTTCCAACCAACGCAGACGTTGCTGGTTTGATGGCAAGAACAACTCTTACAACTTTCCCTTGGTTCTCACCAGCGGGTCAGCAAAGAGGCATTATCAACAATGCAATTAAACTTGCATACAACCCATCCAAGTCACAGAGAGATCTGCTCTATACGCAGAGAATCAACCCAGTTATCACTAAGTCTGGTACTGGAACAATGCTCTTCGGTGATAAGACTGGTCTTGCATACGCTTCCGCGTTCGATAGAATCAATGTTCGCCGTCTCTTCCTTACTGTTGAACAAGCACTGAGAGGTGCCGGTGAAGCTCAACTCTTTGAACTCAACGATGAGATCACAAGAGCAAACTTCGTCAATATTGTTGAACCATACCTTCGCGATATCCAAGCGAAGAGAGGACTTTACGACTTCTTAGTTATTTGTGATGCATCCAACAATACTCCCGATATCATTGACAACAATGAATTCAGGGCTGACATCTTCCTGAAACCAACCAAGTCTATCAACTACGTCACCCTTACTTTTGTCGCGACTCGCACGGGTGTTTCGTTTGAAGAAGTCGCTGGTAGAGTTTGATAACTTATTAATAAACTTTTAAGGAGGATCTAAAAAATGTCAACGCTCAGAACAATTACCGATTTTAAATCCAAACTGATTGGCGGCGGTGCCCGCCCCAATCTGTTTGAGGTTGAACTCCCAGCATTCCCAGCAGCAGCACTGTCATCGGGAGCAAACTGGGGAACAGCAAGTGGTGCTGAAGCAGAATCATTCAAGTTTCTGTGTAAGGCTGCTGCGCTGCCCGCATCAAATATAGCACCTATCGAAGTTCCCTTTAGAGGAAGAACTTTGAAGGTTGCTGGAGACCGCACTTTTGATACCTGGACTGTTACCATCATCAACGATGAAAACTTCCAGCTCAGAACTGCATTTGAACTTTGGATGAACTCAATTTCCAGACTGGGGAATAACACTGGAGCAACTAACCCTGCTTCTTATATGGCAAATGCCTTTGTTCATCAGTTAGGTAGAGGTGCAAGTCAAGGAAGACATTCCACACAAAACAGTGACACCACTGGAGGAACTGGAATTACTCCCCTGAGATCCTATAAGTTCAATGATATCTTCCCAACGAATGTAGCTCAGATTGATGTGTCATACGATTCAACCGATACGATTGAAGAGTATACAGTTGAATTCCAAGTTCAGTACTGGGAAGCTCTCGGATCTGATCAGACTGCAACTGCTATTGTTTAATTCTAATAAATAGTAGAACAGTCCGTTCTACTATAAATTATCATGACAAAACTTTTTGGTTTTTCAATCGAAGGTGAAGAAGACAAACCGAAAGGCGTAGTTTCCCCCGTTCCTCAAAACAATGAGGACGGGGTTGACTATTTTACATCTTCTGGTGCTGGGTTTTACGGATCGTATGTAGATATTGAAGGAGTATATAGAAACGAGACTGATCTGATTCGTAGATATAGAGAAATGGCACTTTATCCAGAGGTGGATAGTGCTATTGAAGATATTGTAAACGAAGCTATTGTTTCGGACTCTAATGATTCCCCCGTTCAGATCGAGTTGTCGAATCTGAATGCTAGTGATTCAATCAAAAAGAAAATTAGAGAAGAATTCAAGTTTATTCTTGAACTTCTCGATTTTGACAAAAAATGTCATGAAATCTATAGGAATTGGTATGTGGATGGAAGACTTTATTACAATAAAGTCATTGATATGAAAAATCCCCAAGCGGGTATTCAGGAATTGAGATACATTGACGCAGTTAAAATGCGTTATGTAAGAAAACTCAAGAAGGGAGATAAAAATAACGACTTTTTAGATTCCACGACTAAAGGAACGGATCCTGGCAAATATCCTTTCCCCGAAGTAAACGAATATTTTTTATATAATCCAAACACATCATCTCGTGCCAATGGTGCCAACATAGGGCCCAACTATGGAGCGAACACGGAAAAAGCAATTCCATTCTCCAAAGATTCAATTACATATTGCACATCAGGACTGGTAGATAGAAATAAAGGACTGGTTCTTTCTTATCTACATAAAGCAATTAAATCTCTCAATCAACTTGGTATGATTGAAGATTCTCTGGTAATCTACAGATTATCCAGAGCACCAGAGCGTAGAATTTTCTATATTGATGTTGGCAATCTGCCAAAGCAAAAAGCAGAACAATATTTGCGCGATGTCATGATGAGATATCGCAACAAACTTGTTTATGATGCAAAAACTGGTGAAGTTCGTGATGACAAAAAATATATGAGTATGTTGGAAGACTTCTGGCTTCCAAGGCGTGAAGGTGGTAGAGGAACAGAAATTTCTACTCTTCCTGGCGGACAAAATCTCGGAGAACTTACGGATATCAAGTATTTCCAGAGCAAACTTTACAAAGCACTTAATGTTCCTTCTTCCAGAATTGAAGGAGAAGGTGGTTTCAACTTAGGACGATCTTCAGAAATTTTGAGAGATGAACTTAAGTTTAGTAAGTTTGTTGGACGCTTGAGAAAAAGATTTTCAAACATGTTTAACGACATGCTGAAAACTCAATTAATTCTCAAAAATATTATCACTCCTGAAGATTGGGAGATTATGAGTGAGCATATTCAATATGACTTCCTCTATGATAACCATTTTGCAGAGTTGAAAGAGGCAGAACTTACACAAGAAAGACTCAACTTGCTTGCAAGTGCAGAGCCTTATGTTGGTGTATACTACTCTCAAAATTATGTTCGTAAAAATATCTTGCGTCAAACCGATGGAGAAATTCTTGAGCAAGATGAACTGATTGCAAATGAAATTGAGAATGGAAAAATCCCAGATCCTAATGCACCACAGGAAATTCCAGATGAAGAAGGTGGCCAAATGGGGGATTTAGGTTCACCAGTTAATGAGCCAGAAATTGATGGATCTGCAACCGAAGCACCAGAAATTGAAACACCCAAGGGGGGTGTAATTTAAAATATAAATAAATTATACTATTCTTAAACGAAATGGACGAACTGATGGATCTGCTGGTAAAAGATTCCAGCGCATCGCAAGTTAGCGATCAAATTAAAAATATTCTTTTTACAAAGTCCGCAGAAAAGATTGAAGCACTGAAGCCTGCAGTTGCTAATAGTGTTTTCACTAATCCATTTGAGATGGATGGTGAAGAGCAAATTTCTGATGATGAGTTAGAAACCTCTGATGGTGTCTAATTTATAAATAGATATTATAAAATGATTTTTAGAAATAATGGCGCATAAAGTAGTAGGGGTAAACTCGTCCTTTACAATCGCAGATGGGACATCTGTTCGTGGAGTAGTTAAAACTGCTCATAAGACAGACACTCTTAGAATCTTTGCAAAAGGTGCTGGAGCACATGTTGCGATTGGAACTCTTCCAACGGCCGCCAATACCAATTATTATGTTGGTGCTGGAGAACCCGAAACTATCTCTATTGGTAGTCCACAACTTCAAAGAGTTGTTGGTGTCACTCCTGGAACGACAACGACAATTGATTTTCCAGAAGGAACGGGTTCACCTTTTGCTGTAGGTGATGCAGTAACATTAACGATTACTGGATCGCAATCTTACTTAGATTTTGAGCACAAGATTGTTTCTACTGTAAATACATCTGCAGATAGAGACGGTTATTTCAATACAAGAATCACTGTTGATCATGATTCTTCTGGAATTTCAACTAGTTACAGTGCTCCTGGAGGAGGAAACAATTATGCGGAATTGAGAGGATCATTCATGGTGGCTGCTATGGGTGACGGTGCTGGAACACTTCATTACCAACAAGTACAAATTAGCGGAGCATCCTGATGAAACTCATTAGAGAAGAAATCGAAACAGTAGATTTTATCGTTGAAGAACGCAACGGTAAAAAGAATCTCTACATTGAAGGTGTCTTCCTCCAAGGAGACATCAAGAATCGTAATGGTCGTATGTATCCAATGGAAACACTTCGTCGTGAAGTGCAACGATATACAGAAAACCATGTTCAAGCTGGTAGAGCACTTGGGGAACTTGGACATCCCGATGGCCCAACTGTCAACTTAGACAGAGTTTCTCATAAAATCGTCTCTCTTAAAGAGAGTGGTTCCAATTTCATCGGAAAAGCAAAGATTCTGAGCACCCCAATGGGTAAGATTGCAGAATCACTCATCAGCGAAGGTGTAAAACTTGGCGTTTCTTCTCGTGGTATTGGGTCATTGACTCAAACCAAAGAAGGAGTCAATATTGTAAGTGACGATTTCATGTTGGCAACTGCTGCTGATATCGTTGCTGATCCTTCTGCACCAGATGCTTTCGTCGAAGGCATCATGGAAGGAAAAGATTGGGTATGGGACGGTGGCATTCTTCGTGAGAGGGCTGCTGCAAAAACTTACGCACATATCAACACCTTAGTTGACCAAAGAGCTTTGCAGGAAAATAAAATTAAGTTATTCAACGATTTCTTAAATAACCTGTAATTTCGTAATTTATAAATAAATATAGATTAACAAAGAATAAACGGAGAGTTTTCAAATGTCTCGTGGAGATTTACAAGAAATGGAAGTAGGCACTAAACCATCCAAAACTGCTGTTAACAGTGGTGCAAAGCCTGCAGAAGGAATGGATACATCTGTAGCAGGATCTTATGAGGATCTTGGTGGACCAACACCAGAAAATTATAAGCCTGATGATGATTCCGCTAAACTCAGGGAACCAAAAATCAAAACTGTTAAAGATGTCGTCAATCGTGGCGCAAAAGCAGCCGATCCAATGCCTACCATGTCCAAAGAAGAAATCGAAACTGAAGAAGAGACTGTAGTTTCTGAAGAAGAAGCAACTGTTGAAGAAGTTGTTGCTGAAGAAGAAACTGTAGAGGAAGAAGTTAACATCGAAGATGATGTTAATGCACTCCTCGGTGGCGAAGAACTTTCCGAAGAATTCAGAGAGAAAGCAAAAATCATTTTTGAAGCTGCTCTCAGATCTAAAGTTGAAGAGATCAAAGAATCTCTCGAAGAGCGTTATGAAGCGAGACTTGCTGAAGAATTAGAAGGAATGAAAGGCGCTCTGACTGAGCGTGTTGATTCCTATCTTGAGTATGTCTCTGCTGAGTGGTTAGAAGAAAACCAACTCGCAGTAGAAAGCGGACTTAAGTCCGAAATGACCGAATCATTCCTTTCTGGAATGAGAGGACTTTTTGAAGAACATTATGTAAACATCCCTGAAGAGAAATATGATGTAGTTCATAATATGGTAGAAAAACTTGATGAAATGGAGACAAAACTCAACGAGCAAATTGAGAAGAATATTAACCTGAACAAGCGTCTTGCAGAGTCGGTTGCTGATGGTATTCTCGATCAAGTTTCTGAAGGTCTTGCACAGACTCAGAAAGAGAAGCTCGCCTCACTTTCCGAAAGTGTTGAGTTTGAAAGTGAAGAAGAATATCGTGAAAAGTTGGAGATGATCAAGGAATCTTATTTCCCTGCTAATGCTCCCAAATCGCAAAAAACCGAAACCCTCTCTGAGGGTGTAGATAGCACTCCTGCTCCTACTACAGGATCCATGGAAGCATATCTCAGAACACTTGGTTCTTTTGCAAAGAACTGAATTTAACATTAAAACAAACACACACTTATCCAAAGGTAATAGCAAATGTTCCAATCCGAACAGTTGCAGGAAAAGTGGGCTCCTCTCCTCAACTATGAGGGTCTTGATGCAATCAAAGACAACCATCGTAGAGCAGTAACCGCTGTCCTGTTAGAAAACCAAGAAAGATTCCTCAAAGAGGAACAAGCATTCTCCTCAGGTCTGAACCTGATGGAAGCATCACCCACCATGAACTCCGGCAGCAGCCCTGCAGGTTTCAGTGGTAGTGCAACCGAGACCGGCCCTGTTGCAGGTTTCGACCCCGTTCTGATCTCCCTGATCAGACGCGCAATGCCTAACCTGGTCGCATATGACCTGGCTGGCGTTCAACCAATGTCCGGTCCTACTGGACTGATCTTCGCAATGCGCTCCCGCTATGGTACTGATCGTACCACTGGCGCTGAGGCATTCTACAACGAAGCAGATACCGCATTCTCCGGTCAGAACAACTCGTTCGACCTCACTGGTGGCCACTCTGATGGTGCCGCTGGTATGGGTACAACTGGTCAGTCTGGAACTAATCCTTCTGTCCTGAACCCTGTTGGTTCCGCAACCTCCACCGACTACAATGTTGGTCAGGGTATGCAAACCAGTGACGCTGAAGCACTTGGTGGTGCAGCAGGCGATCACTTCAACGAGATGAATTTCTCAATCGAGAAAGTCACCGTTACCGCTAAGTCCAGAGCTCTGAAGGCAGAGTACTCCTTGGAACTGGCACAAGACCTGAGAGCAATCCATGGTCTGAATGCAGAGGCTGAACTCGCAAACATTCTCTCCACCGAGATTCTTGCTGAGATCAACCGCGAAGTCATCAGAACCATCTACAAGGTTGCTGAGCAGGGTGCTGTTTCTAATGTTGCATCTGCTGGTACTTTCGACCTCGACATCGACTCCAACGGTCGTTGGTCTGTTGAGAAGTTCAAGGGTCTGATCTTCCAGATCGAGCGCGATGCTAACGCGATTGCACAAAGAACTCGTAGAGGAAAGGGTAACATCATCCTTTGCTCCGCTGATGTTGCTTCTGCACTCACCATGGCTGGCGTTCTGGATTACACCCCAGCACTCAACGCTAACCTGACTGTCGATGACACCGGCAACACCTTCGCTGGTACTCTGAACGGTAAGTACAGAGTCTACATCGACCCATATGCTGCAAACCTGGCAGGTGGTAACACCGCAACTGCTTCCGGCAACCAGTACTATGTCGTCGGCTACAAGGGTACTTCACCTTACGACGCTGGTCTGTTCTATTGCCCATATGTACCTCTGCAGATGGTACGCGCAGTTGGAGAGGACACCTTCCAACCCAAGATTGGCTTCAAGACCCGTTATGGTCTGGTTGCTAACCCATTCGCTGAAGGAACAACTCAAGGCAGTGGCAGACTTCTGGTTAACCAGAACCGCTACTACAGAAGAGTTGCAGTTAAGAACCTCATGTGATATAATTTCTTTCCGTGTGAAGGAAGTGCAGGAGGGGTCTTCGGGCCCCTCTTTTTTTATCTAAATAAAATATACTCACAATGGATTAATGACTAGAAGTCCATATACAAGACAGATTCAGAATAGAAATTATCTTTCTGCTGTTGGGTTTAAGTTTACAATTTCTAGAGCTCCAAAGATTTCTTTCTTTGGAAACTCTATTAATATCCCAGCAGTTTCGATGGGAAATGCGACTCAACCCACTTATTTGAAAGATCTTCCAATTCCTGGAGATAAAATGGAATTTGAAGACCTTAATGTGAGATTTTTGGTTGATGAGAATTTAGAAAATTATATGGAGATCCAAAATTGGATGAGAGGTCTTGGTTTTCCAGAAAGCCTTCAAGAAATTTATGATCTTCAAGATCAGAAAAATTTAGAGTATGCTCAGCGAACTGAGATGATGAACATATATTCTGACGGTGTTCTTCAAGTCTTAGATAGCACTCAGAATCCACAGTTCCAAGTTAGATTTAAAGATTTATTTCCAACTTCTCTTTCAAGCTTGACATTTGATGCCACCGACACTAATGTTGAGTACTTTACAGCAGAGGTAACTTTCAAGTATACTATCTACAATGTCCTTGACATGAAAGACAAAAAATTATGAATTTTAATCTTGAATCCATTCAAGAGATGTGGGAAAAAGATTCAAAAATTGATCCAGACAATTTACACGAAGAATCTATAAAGATCCCATCTCTTCATGCAAAATATCATGAACTTTATAATACAATCACTCTTCTATACAAGAAAGCAGAGCAACAGAAAAGAAATATAAGACACCAAAAATATGAATACTTTTCTGGAAAAGCAGATCCAGAGGTATATTTGGAGAACCCATTCCCTAAGAAAATTAGAGATAAGGATACCATGCAAAAATACTTAGATACGGATGAAAAAGTTTCTGAAGTTTCACTCAAAGTTGAATATTACATTGTAATGTTGAACTATATTGAAAGCATTCTGAAGCAATTGGCTAACAGAACTTACCAAATCAAGAATGCAATTGAGTGGCATCGTTTCCAAGCAGGATTTGGATAATGGAAGATTATTCTTTAGAGGGAAATAACGAAGAAGATATTCCCTACATTCAAATGGAATTAGACATTCGAGATGTCTATCAAGTATATCAATCACTATCTTTTCACTTGGAAAGATGGCCTGGAAATGAGTCAGATCCATATGAACAAGAAAGAATAAAACAGATGAGAGACTTCTTTTATCGAATGGTTTTAGAGTTCAAATTCAGTGTTGACAGTAGCGGAGAGCGTGAATAAATACTGATAAAGTATGAAGTTTAATGATTAGTTCATCTGATCTTGTCATAAAAAAGTCGAACGAAGTTTTTCTGAAAATTGATACTCAACCACATATCGAGTACGAGTTAAGAGATCACTTCACATTTGAAGTTCCAAATATGAAATTCATGCCCCAGTATCGGGGTAGACATTGGGACGGAAAAATACACTTGTTTGATATTCGATCGAAGCAGATATATGTTGGATTATTAGACAAGATTGTAAGTTTTTGTAAGAATTACGGATATACCTACGAGTTTGAAGATAATAAGTTTTACGGCCTGCCATTTGAAGTAAATGAAATGGTCTCTGAGGAAGGTGTCAGAGACTACATGAACTCCATTTGTAGGTATGAACCTAGGAAGTACCAAGTAGAGGGCGTCTATGACGCTCTGAGGTGCAATAGGAGACTCTTACTGTCTCCCACAGCATCTGGAAAATCTTTAATGATATATTCTTTGGTGCGTTACTACGCAGAGAGAAACCATAACATCATTCTAATTGTTCCGACTACATCTCTTGTAGAACAGATGTACAAAGACTTTGAAGATTATGGATGGGATGTAGAGAATCAATGCCACAAAATATATTCTGGAAAAGATAAGCACACAAATAAATGCGTGACTATAACAACATGGCAATCAGTTCATAAGTTAGATAGAAGTTTCTTTGAAAACTATGGTGTTGTAATTGGAGATGAGGCTCACCAATTCAAGAGCAAGTCTTTGATTTCGATCATGACTAAACTTCATCATGCCAAACATAGATTCGGATTTACAGGAACACTAGACGGAACTCAGACTCATAAATGGGTTCTTGAGGGACTCTTTGGTCCAACTTACAAGGTTACAAGAACCAAAGAACTGATGGAGAAAGGACACCTTTCCAAACTGGATATCATGTGTTTGGTTCTGAAGCACAAACCACAAAAGTTTGAAACATATGAAGATGAAATACAATATCTGATTACAAACGAGAAGAGAAACAAATTTATTACTAATCTTGCATTAGATCTTAAAGGAAATACTTTGATCCTTTATAGTAGGGTCGAAAGCCACGGTAAACCATTATTTGATAAAATAAATAGTTTGACAGGTGATGACAGAAAAGTCTTCTTTGTTCATGGCGGAGTAAATGCTGACGAGCGTGAACTAGTAAGAGAAATCACTGAAAAAGAAAATAATGCAATCATTGTAGCATCATACGGGACATTTAGTACTGGTATTAATATCAAAAACCTTCACAATGTAATATTTGGATCACCATCTAAATCTAGAATCAGAAATCTGCAAAGTATAGGTAGAGTTCTTAGAAAATCTGCACAGAAGAACAAAGCTAATCTTTATGATATTTCTGATGATTGCACATATAATTCAAGAAAAAATTATACACTAAATCATCTTATAGAAAGAATTAAAGTCTATAACGAAGAACAGTTTAATTATGAAGTAATCACTATCAAAGTATAAACTTATGGAAGAAGATTTCTATGCAACAATAAAATTTAATTCTGGAGAAGAAGTTTTCTCAAGAGTGTGTCCTTGTATTGAAGAGGACAGAACACTACTCTTATTGTCTCTTCCTGTAACTGTAGAAGAAGTTGTAGTTAGAAATAATGTTTACGGATATAAATTAGAACCATGGCTTAAGACATCAACTGAAGATATGTTGGTGGTTGATATGAAGAATGTCTTAACGATGACTGAAAACAACGATGTTCAGATCATCTCAATCTATGAAAAATTCTTAAACGAATTCTCTGGAAAGAAAACAAGCAAGGTCAAACCAAGTAAAGAGATGGGATATTTGTCTTCTGTTTCTGATGCCAAAAAGCTCTTAGAAAAACTCTATAACCAAAAGAGCTCTTAAGCTATCTTCTCCAAACTCCACAGAGTTATTATAGTGATAAGATCCAATGTTGTCAATACTTGATTTCTTGTGATAAAATAAACACAACAACAGAATAATCTCATGCCAAAAAGGAAAAGATCAGAACATTATGTAAACAACAAGGAATTCTTAGCTGCTATCGTTGCATATCGGGAAAGTGTTCAACTTGCTGACATTCAAGGGAAGCCAAGACCAAGGATTACGAATTACCTTGGAGAATGTTTCTTGAAGATTGCAACCCATTTATCATTCAAACCGAACTTTGTCAATTACATGTTCAAGGATGACATGATTTCTGATGGTATTGAAAATTGTGTCCAATACATCAATAATTTCAATCCAGAGAAGTCTCAGAATCCTTTTGCATACTTTACTCAAATCATCCATTACGCCTTTCTGAGACGCATTCAGAAGGAGAAGAAGCAACTGGATATTAAGAATCGTATTCTCGAAAAGACTGGATATGAAGAGGTCTTTGTGGACAACAATACAGTTGACAACTCAAATTACTCAGATTATAATTCTATTAAGGATTCTGTCTACTCCAAACTTCGGTCTCAATGAAAGTCGCTATTATAACTGATCAGCATTTTGGATGTAGAAAGAACTCTACACTGTTCCACAACTACTTCTTAGACTTTTACAATAATGTTTTCTTCCCAACTTTGGAGAAAGAAAACATCACGACTGTAATTGACATGGGAGATACTTTTGATAGTCGAAAAGGTATTGACTTCTCGGCCTTATCTTGGGCAAAAAATAACTACTATGATCGTTTGAGAGATCTGGGTTGTAGAGTCATTACAGTTGTTGGAAATCATACAGCATACTATAAAAACACAAACGATGTTAATGCTGTAGATCTTCTTCTGAGAGAGTATGATAATGTTGAAGTTATATCAAACCCAGAAGAGATACTTGTAGGTAATCTGAACATACTATTTCTTCCTTGGATTAATCAAGAAAATGAAGAGAAAACACTGAAGAAGATTCAAAGTACTAAAAGTAAGTATGTCATGGGTCATCTCGAATTGAGAGGATTCCGAGTCAACAAGCATGTTTGTATGGAACACGGCCATGCAAGTGATGTATTCAGTAAATTTACTAGAGTTTATTCTGGACATTATCATACTCGTTCCGATGATGGTAAAATTTTCTACCTAGGAAATCCATATGAGATGTACTGGACAGATGTAAATGATACTCGTGGATTTCATATCTTTGATACTGAAACAAAAGAGCATACGCCTGTAGATAATCCCTATAGAATGTTCTACAACATTTACTATGAGGATACCAATTACAAACTCTTTGATACCAGTCAGTATGAGAATAAGATCGTAAAAGTTATCGTAAGAAAAAAGACTAGTGTAAAAGATTTTGAAAAGTTCATTGACAAGCTTTACAGTAGTAATGTTGCAGAGTTGAAGATTGTTGAAAACTTCCAAGTAGACTTTGATGAAAAGTGTGAAGACTTTGAGTCTGAAGACACTATTACAATGTTGAATAGATATATTAATGAATTTGAGTCAGATCTTAACAAATCTGAAATCTATGAAATAGTTTCATCAACCTATAAAGAAGCC